ACTAATAACAACACCAACACGTCGACTAATACTAATAACAATACCAACACATCGACTAATACAAACAACAACACGAATACTAGTACGTCTACAAACACAAACAATAATACAAATACTAGTACGTCAACCAACAACAACACAAACACAAACAATAATACAAATACTAGTACGTCAAACAATACGAACAACAATAACAATACTTCGACGAGCACTAGTAACAATACAAACACAAACAACAATAACAATACTTCTGACAACACTAATACTAACTACAATGAGTCCAATTCAAACTCGAATGTAAGTACTAACAACAAGAACGAAAACACCAGCACTTCTGATAACACTAATAGAAACATTAATGAATCGAAGTCTGAGCAAACAATTAATCAGAACATCACTACTAAAGCCCCACCAGCCTCCGCAATCGCCCCTAGTATAATGAGTTATAGCCAAGACCTTTGCACAACAGGAGTAAGTGGTGCTTTTCAGGGCCAAATCTTTGGGCTCAGTGGGGGTAAGGCGGTTAGAGATGAAAACTGCGAGCGGTTAAAGCTCTCTAAATATCTTTATGATACAGGCATGAAAGTCGCCGCAGTTGGAATCTTACGCCAAGATATAAGAGTGTTCCGTGCAATGTATATGGCAGGCACTCCTTGCCCATACCAAGGTAAGATAGGAAAAGAAGCTCAAGCATCTTGGGATGCAAACCCTAAAGACCGACCTGATTACATAGAAGCAAAAGCAAGCTACGTTGCTAAATGTATTAGAACTGAAAATTCATCTGGACAGAATAAGTCAAGGCTAACGTGTAAGCGTGAATTTGATAAGGGCAGCTAGTTTATTTGTACTTTTATTTGCCTCTACCGTTAATGCAACTTATGTATACGAGGCAAATCAAAATCTTATTGACTTAAAAACAAACTATATAGCTACTTCTTACAACCTAGGTGCTGGAGATGATCAGGTCTCAAGTGTTTTTAATTTAGACTTTACTTTTACTTTTTATGGACAAGATTTTACATCTGCTCGAATGGCAACCAATGGCTGTTTACACTTTGGGTCGACAGGAGGTTATTGTAACGACTACACACCTGATCCACTACCTGAAATTACATACACCCTATATCCTTTCTGGACTGATTTAATACGAGATAATGGCTCAAAGGTTCTAGCCAGAAACTTTACCGACAAGTCTGTTTTTGGTTGGTACAACCTACGAGAATACAATCGAGGCAACACTGATAATTCTTTTGAAGTAATACTCTGGAAGTCAGACGATAGCTTTGAGTTTAGATACGGCGGGCTGGATATAATAAACCACGACGTATTGATAGGGGAACAAGGCACATCAGGGCAAACTTACACTTATTTGTTTCATGATCAGTGTGGTAAAGGAACAACGAATGCGGCAGGAACTTGTGTAAATACTACTTGGAATGCTAGCTCTTTTAATACATTATTAGAGAACGGTGGTAGTTTATATGGAGTCGGTTCCGGCAATGGATTAGACTGCAGTAACCCTTTAAACAATACCGCGTGTTCAGGATATGACGCAGCTTATTTAACGCAACAGTGTGATTTAGATGGATTATATTCTACTCAGTGTCCTAACTATTGGGATGATTTATTCGACTATGAGTGTTCGTACGACTCGCAGCATTCGCCTGCGTGTCCGGGATATATGGTCGAAACTTTTGAACAAGATACCTATTATGAAGAAAGCATGTATGGTTATGACGACCATGAAGAAGACATGTATGGATATGAAGACTCGTATTATGAAGAAGATTATGGCTATGAAGAAGAGCTTATATATACTGCTGAGTTCCAAGGGTTAGAGCACTACTACGAAGAAGAAGTTTATTACGAAGAAGATCTTTATCTTGAAGAGACAATATACTTTGAAGAAGAATACTTTGACTTGTTTGAAGAAGAATACTTTGAGCCGCACGAAGAATACTTTGAGCCTTTTGTAGAAGAGTTTCTTGAAGAAGAGTATATTCCTTTAAGTTATATAGAAGAAGAAACTTATATAGAACAGATATATGAAGAAATATTATTAGTAGATGAATATTATGAAACCGACTATGACCTACCTATATTAGAAGATTTCTTATTAGATCATTTTGAACATGAAGAACATCTTGAAGAGTTTATTGAAGAAGAACCAACAGAGTTTTTAGAATTTGAAACCATAGAAGAATTAGAGGAGTGGATTGAGAGTGAAGAAAGTGAAGAACTGCTTGAGGAACTTGCAGATGCAAATGAGGAAGAAGTTCGAGAACTGGAGGATGCGGAGGCAATTGAAGAAGAGAGCCAAGACAGAGAAGAAAATCTCGAAATTGCTGTCGCAGAGAACGAAGATAAGAAAAACAATAAAAGGGCAGAGCAACTAAATGTTGTAGCTAACACCATTCGAGCCGCAAGTAATAGTGTTAGTGGTACTACTTCTGGAACATCAACGCACGCTACAGGAACTTCAGCTGCTGCTGGCGGTGTGTCAGTTAGTTCTCAAGGTTCAGGTGTAAGTTCCTCTGTTTCTGGAGGTACGGTAAGTATAGACAGTTCGCCCAGTATCTCTGCTCAAGTTGCGAGTTCCGCAGCTCAAACTCAACAGATTCTTACAGAAGTAATGAGCCCTACAACAACCGGTAATGTTGGTATAGGCAATGTAACTGCGGACACTACAAGTGGGGCCCTGGCTAGTAATGAAACAAGTGTTGACAGTACAAGCGGGGCCCCAGGAAGTAATGAAGTAAGTGTTGACAGTTCATCTACGGTCGTTGCTGGTAATAACACTACAACAAACGACGTAATGAACACGACGGTACAGTCTTCTGGTGTAAGTGTACAGACACAATCTGTAGAATCACAGATAGAGACTGCAGTAGCTGATGTAGGTACTACAACAGATACGGACCAGCTTGTTGCACAAATTGTGGCCAATAATGTAAAAGTACAGCAAGAAGAAATGGAAGAACAACAAGCGGAAACAGGCGAGTATGCAGACTCTAGTGCGTTAATAGGGTTCATGGCTTACGTACCGGGGTTCACGGCCTACCGGCAAGTAGATATACCAGATCAAACAATGTGGTACCAACCTAAAGAAATTTATAGTAATATATCCATAACAGATAATAATGCTGCATTCCTTGGAATGTATTCAGCGAATCTGCAAGGAATTAATAGTTTAAAACAAATGCAACCCAATTTATAAATGGACTGGTTTCAAAACAAAACAACACAACTTATAGCCCTGGCTGGGATTGTCAGTACATTAGCCGGCTTTGGCTACACAGGTGCAGGTTACGTTAATAGAATTACTAATCTTGAGTCTAAAATGGCTCGGTATATAAATGAAATAGATGCTTTAGCAGATCAAGTTGTTGATATAGAAAAACAAGTTGTCGCTGTAGACGAGCAAATTAAATCTTTAAACATAGAAACACAGGACTTGAGCCCTATTAAAGATGATATTGTTGCACTACAAACAAGCGTTGCAGGCATAAACTCAAGCATTGACTCTATGTACGATGATGTACGTAGTTTAAAAAATATGAACGATAACCCTCTCGCAAATTAAGGAGTAAAAATATGGGACTTTATGTAAAAGACATTGGTTTAACTAAGTGGTTTAAGGAAAAGATTTTAGGCATAACAGAAATTACTGTTAGGGCTAGAAACAAAAAAGGTCAGTATCTTAAAGATGACCCTAAGACCAAAAAGAACGAAGCTTATACTAAAAAAGTAGTAAAGAAGAAAGCTACTAAAAAGAAAGCAGCGAAGAAGAAAACTATTAAGAAGTAATGGGCGACGAGCAATATCATCCAAGCAGTAGATTCGGTGGCGACATGTCTCGAAACGAAGTTGAGATGGATTTATCCAAGTTCATGGAAATGCTTCAAGAAAACTCTGCGCTTAAAGATAAAATTAGAACCTTAGAAGATGAGAAAAACGATAACCCTTATCAAAAGTTTATTTTTGTCGCACAAGCCATAGACAGTTGGAGAATTATACCGAGAGCGTTTTTAGGTGTGTATATGTATCTTTTGTATTACACAACTTTTTGGTTTATGGATCTGCCTGAACCTAGCTTTGAACAGTCAGGATTGATTTCGATTGTTGTAGGTGCTGGGGCAGCCTGGTTTGGCCTCTATACAAACAGTTCTAAACCTAAAGTATGAAGTGGGCTTCCCGTTTGAGATAATCACAATGCTTGGCTCAACCTTGTTGAGTAGTCTATTAAGTATTTGGTCTCAGTCTAGAAAAGCAAAAGAAGAACAACAAAAGCTTCTTATAACAAGAGGCGAGTTTGAAATGAAAGCTATTAAAGCAGCCAGAGATGTTAAAGACAAAGGTTTTGCTTGGACACGAAGAATTATAGCTTTAGTTTCTATTTTTGCTATAGTTCTATTACCAAAAATGGTCGCAGTGTTTTACCCAGATGTAGATGTAACTGTTGGTTTTACAAACTGGCGTCCAGGCTTTTGGTTTTTTAGAGATGGAAGGGATGTTTTCGAATGGATTACTTTTCAAGGTTTGGTGATAACGCAATTAGATACCAATTTAGTATCTGCCATAATTGGTATGTACTTTGGTGGTAGTTTAGTAAAAGGAAAATAAAATGGTAGAAAGGCTTAGGAAAGAAGCTGCGTATTGGAAAGAAGAAGCTTTACGATATCGTTTTTTATTTAGGTTTTTATTTGTTTATTTAATCTTTGATTTACTAATTCATTTTGATTTTTTAAAGTAAAGAAAGTACAGCTACAACAGCTACAATAGTTCCGAAGTAGACTACTAAAAACATAGCCCCCCAAATATATTTATCAACCGCTTCCGTTATTTTTTTTCTTATCTTGAATAAACGTTGCAACATCTTCGGTATCCACAAAAATTTTTCTACCTATTTTATAATAGGGAAGAGCAAGTCTCCCATGATACAGCATGGAGTAAATAGTTTTATCGTTGTTATGGAAGACTTCTGCTATGGCTTTAATGTCCATAACAGGTCCATATTTATTCAGTAGTACCTGTTTCATCAGAACCTTCCTGGTTTCTAAGTTTATTAATAAACCAAACAGCTTTTTCTAAATCTTCTTGTCCATTTTTATCTGGATAACGGTAAGTGTATTTAATTATTGTGCCTTTTAAATACCCTATAAATTCATCTTTTGTTAAGCTATCTTGAATAACGTCGATGCACTCACGGTTAGTTTTATTATAGTGGGGTGGATGATTAACCATATCTGCTGTGGTTTTATCTTCTAGTGGTTTATCTTCTAGTTTAGCCATAAATTCCTCTTTACAGTTTCCAATATTAACAAGGTGTTGTCCTGATAATATTCTATCTAAGTTTGTCATATTTATGTACCCTTATTTAAACATATATTAGATATTATATGCACAAAGTCCTTTACATGTACAGCTTTCTCTTCGAACTCTTGTATGGAAAAACTCGCTTTGTCAAACTCTTTTGTAACCAAAACTTGATTACCGATACCCATAACGGCATATACAGGAAGACCAAAAGTATGTTGTTTAGTAAGCCAATCACGTTGTTGTTGAGATAAATTAAATTTAATTAAAGTTGTTGAACGAACAGGGAGTTTGTTTTTGTATTTATATTCCATAAAACAAAAACCATTAGGGCCAGAGTAAAAGCAGTCAGGAACACCTCCGTGATACGGATCATTGATCTTCCACTTATATATTTCTTTAGGTAAAAGTCGGTGTACTTTAGAAATAAATTTATGTTCTGTCATCTAAGGGTAAGTAGTTCCAATTCCAACACTCCCTGTTTTCGTTATAAATCAATAACTTATGGAGCATACGTACATGTGCGACACATAATGACGCAAGCATGTACGCAGCTATCCCCATTACGATATGCTATCGTATATGCTCTTTGCATAGTTATAGTCTTCGTCTAGAACCCATCCTTGATTCTCAACAGATAAGTTATAGAACTTTTGCGCAGCTCTATTTTGAGTCTGTACCGAAGCTAACTTCCAAAGAGAGGAGAATCTGTCACCGCCCAATTGAGCGATTTGAGTATTCCATTCTCTTGATACTCTTAGTTTAGAAGAAGCAAAATCCATTAAGAAAGGAGTTCTAACTATATCTCCTGTAGTTGGATCTTTCATAAGAAGTGTATGAGATTGAGTTTGTACAATATCATGGTCTTCTACTTTTAATTCTTCTGAAGCAAGAAAATCCATTGCTTCTTTATGCGTAGGAAAAGTACCTTTAAGACCGCCTCCTTCTGAAAGCTTTCTCCAAACAACAAATTCTTCTTTAAACAAAAGATTTATAATATAAAGCTCTCGTCCTAAAAGTTTGTTAGTAACGGTGTTAACAAAGTCGCCAGGTTTGGCTCCTTCTAAATGATCCTCATGGTTAGGATCTACTTCATTACTTAATTGTTGAAGTAGTTTAACCCGAGGGGTTTGTAGATGATCACTAGTAACATTTTCGTTACCAAGACCAGCTGCTTCTTTAACATGTGCAGGCACAGAGGTAGAAGTTAACGCTATAGCATTTTCATTCATGCTTCGTTCTCCTTGTTTCATTATTATTATTTAGATCTGAAATTAACACGCGTTAATTCCGTTGCTTTTACGCCTGGGACATTCATTCCCATTTGTAGAAGTTCTCGAAAAGCAGTTGCGGACATACGCTTTTGTAAAAGCTCAAACTGCTTGGTTTGGATAAGATGTTGATAAACTTGATCCCAGTCTTCAACTGTAGGTACAATTTCTTTCTTTATAGAAACAGTACAGCCGTCGTTGCCGACACGATCAATTCCTTGTTGTTCTAAGGTATATGCGATTTTAGCTTCAAGATCCATCTTTTGGCCTTTTAAACCTTTTTCTTCTGTTTGAAGGGTTTTAAGTTCTGCTCTTATGTTTGTTAAGGCTGTGAGCAACTCATCCATAGTTCTCTGTTCTTCCATTTTAGTGTAGGGTCTCCTCCCCGGTTGTTAAATCATTAGTTAATACATGTACGCCTTCTAATAAATCTAATGCATGCGCACTAGCTTGAGAAAGCAATTCTTCAGCTGGCACAGAAGTATTATCTCTATCCATAGCCATTAGCTCAACGACGACAAACACAAGAGCCGCTGCTAGTGTGTGCGAATCAAAATTACTAAGGTTTTCCATATCGTCAAAATCTAAATTTTCAAGTAGTACTGTTTTGGTTTTTGCCACTGTTTACCTCACTTAATATGTGTAGAAGATTTTCCATTCTTCCTAGTTTACCATTAAGTTTATCATAAACAGACTCTTCCCAAGTGTCTCGTGCTGTAATTAATATTGTTTCAGTTTTGTTAGTTTGTCCAGAGCGATGTATACGTCTATTAAACTGTTGAAAATGCTCAGCGTTGTACGTAGGGCTGCACCAGATGCATGTTGTTGCTTTAGTTAAGGTTAGACCGTGGCTCGCGGATTGTGGGTGAGCAAACAGAACTTGTACTTGTCCAGCTTGAAAACGTGAAACAATATCTTTACGTTTATGTGCCGGTACTGAACCGTCAATAAGTTCATATGAAATCTTTTTCTTTTCAGCTATTTTAATTAAAGCATCACGTTCGTGTTTCCAATTAAAAGCTACAAGAGAATGTTTACGTACATCAACTAGATCCATAACAAGATCGTAACGTTCTTGATGAAAATACTGTACGTTGCTGTCTTCATCATAAACACCGCCGGATACTAATTGTAATAGTTTCTTGACGCGTGCTCCTGCGTTTACAGCATTAATGGTTCCTTGTTTTGTATACAACACAGATTCTTCTGCTAATGTTTTATACATTGCCATAACTTTAGGTGATAAGGAAGTGTAAACAGTACGAACAATATTGTCTGGAAGATCTATACATTCTTCCAGGGCGTGGCGTATTGTAATGTCTTTAAGCCTATCGGCTACTACTTCTTCGATCCCGGGTTTATCAATCCATTCATTAGCAAAACCGTTGAAACGAGGAGTACATACTTGATTACGAAAGGCATAAAAACGTTGACCTAATCTTTTACCGTCGTCGACTAAATAAACTGGGTGCCATAAATCTAAAATACTATTAGTGTTAGGAGTACCAGACATGGCAATCCTATTATTAAAGTATGGGATAAGATTTTTGAGGTTTTTAGAACGTTTTGCTTCTCGGTTTTTAAACGCGGTAAATTCATCAATAACGATAGTATCGAAAGACTTAACAAAATGTAAATTTTTCTGTAGAAAATTGACAGCTTCAAAGTTAGTGATGACCATGTCAAGGTCGGTGTCATTAAATATTTTTTCTCGATTTTTTGCATAAGCAACTCCATATGTAATAGAAGGTTGAAATTTTAATATATCCTCAACCCAAGCTGCTTCTAAAATTGATAGGGGCGCTAATACTAGCGTTCTACCTCCTAATGTAACGTGCGCATCTAAGACAGCACGTGTTTTTCCTGTACCAGGATCAGATGTAATTAAACATCTAGGATTCTCTATAACAAAGTTAGTGGTATCAACTTGATGAGAATACGCGGTTGGTATTTGTTGATTCATAATTCATCTTCCGTGTTTTATTATTCATTATTCATTATTCATTGTATAAACTTATTTTAACTTATTTTATACCCCATTGGCAAGCAGGAAATTCACCTTTTCCATACGAACACCAGCGACAAGCGCTTGGTGATGGGTTGGGTGGAAATTCTGTTGCCGTAGTCATAGCAATTGCTCGACTATGGAGTGATGGCATAAAGACCATTGCTTCTTCACGTGTATATGCTTGTCTAGTTATTTCTCCATGATCTAAATACCACAGTTCTGTTTGAACATGTTGTAGTTTAGGAAACTTAAAGAAAGAACCTATTGCATATGTCAGGGCTTGTTGTGCGTGTGAAATTTCATTACCAAACATTTTACCTGTTTTGTGATCGATTACACGAGCTGAAGTTTCTGTTTCGTGTAGGATAGCATCTAATTTTATACGTCCCCATACATCTGGGGCCATCCAACCGCATGGTTGCCATTCGATTGTAAAGCCCC